AAGAGTATATCTCTAGCAGATAGCGGAGAGAAGGTTTTTATATGGCCGAAAGAGTTAAAGCAGTTTAAAGACTTCAATGATATATGTGTAATCGGTAATAAAGACAAAATAAGACCCGAATTCATATCAAAAAATACGTATTCAGGTCTTAAAGCTAAATTGCTTTTAACTGAGATTAAAAATCACCTTGTATAAGTGAAGCATACACTTTTTGTAATTAAAATGGATATATTTGATTAAGCTGATCAAACAACGCTTGAGTAGGGACTGTCCCTTTCATGCCATTAGGATCTAGTTTATCAATGTTTACACACGCATCTTTTATATCAAGTAATATAGGTGTTAAGACACCTTCTAGTTCAGGTCTATCGCGCATAATCTCTTCAAGTCTTTCAAAACAGGTTAAAGTTGAGGCTGTACGACCATAAAGATGGCTGCCTTCATTGAGAGTTTTAGCATAAGCTTCGAAAATTAGATCTTGATCTGTATTCATAATATGAATTAATTAAAAATCACCTTGTATAAGTGAAGCATACACTTTTTGTAATTGAGGGTCATCAGCATAAGACTCTTGCTTTAATATATCAACAGCATCGAATACCTTTTCAAGTACTTGATTAATCTTATCTTCTAATTCTGGCACTTCTGCTTTAAGTTGTTCTAGCAAATTTACAGCACCTTCTGATGATTCATTAGCTTCTTCTGGTTCTATTCCTCCAAATTGATCATCTTCAGGAGCGTCTTCAGGGGCGTATTGATCATTCATATCTTCAGATAGAATTCTAGTTTGGGTATATCTTTCGAATATTAAGTCTGTTTCTGTTGTATTCATAAGTCTGTTTCTGTTGTATTTATATTAAACGTCTGGAAATAATCTATCAAGATGTATACCTAAATCAGTTACATCAACTTTATAATCGTCTACATCTAGACTATTTATATCTTCGATAATATCCTGGAAGTCATTAAGGATAGGTGTTAACTCTTGTTCTGCTTCAGGGTTACTGCGCATAAAAGCTTCAAGTCTTTCAAAAATATTGCCTTCATCCTCTTCATCTTCTGCATGGGGGTATGCGAAACCGTAATGCTCTTCAAATGCTTCAGCACCGAACTGCTCGTAATATGATTCTTGCTCAGCACTAATAGCATCTTTACCTCTCATTATATTTTTTTCTCTGCTTTCGTTATCTTCATAACCTTCGTTAATAAGAGGTTTAGATACAGCGTAAGCTTCAAAGATTGAGTTTATATCAGTTTTATTATTCATATTATTATTATTTAGTTTAAAGGTATGTATAATTTACTGTCTCCCCATCACCCGACGATCGAGGTCCTCCACTATATCCAGTAAGGTTTGAGAAATGTCTCCGGGATTAACGTGACCTAGGTCCTTAATTTGCTCATTTTCGGAGAATAATAATCGAAGTCGCTTTATAACATCGTTAACAATGGTTCTAAAATTACCGAGGTGAGCTTTATTTAAGTCATCACTTATAGCCTTTAAGTCCTCATATAGATTGTCTCCGCTTTTCTGAATCTGTATGCGGTGAGCGTATAAAAGCCTACTAAGCCACCGGGCAGGGTCGTCATAGCCATACTCTTCTTCGTATGAATACTCTTTTTCATTTATTAAAGATGTGTATAATTTATTAAATTTGTTCATATTATTATTTAGTTAAATCTATATTTTGGATCATTAGCTCCTGCTAAGTAACCTTTAAGTATTTCACTTAACGATGAAACTTCCATTGCTACTCTAGCAATCTTCTTTGTTTCTGAATTTGAAATACTATCAAAAATCGTATCAGCTTCTGCGGAATTTAAAGATGTTTGAATACTATCTGTAGTACCGTTAAGGTAATTAGAAAATTCATCCATTCTAGTAATCCACTCACTTAACTCATCATACATCTCTTTTTGCTGATTAGCAATTGTTGATGTACCGCCTTCAGGTATATCAGCACCGAGCTCATCACTAGTAATATCTTGTAATTGTGAATCTAAAGCCTCTGCATCGGTAAGCTCTTCATCTTGTTCTAAAATTTTATAAAATCTATTTGAATACGTACTCATGTATATATTTATATCAAACAGCATAAATATATACATGAAGCGAAGAATATTTGAAGATTCCGAAATACCAAACTCGCAAAGGCAAGTAGCTGGAGTAGGAGCTAATGCAGTTGATCCTGGTGCAACCACTGTTCAGCAGCACTTAGTTCATAAGAACGACGATATAGCTCTACAAAATCCTAATAAGATGTACCCAATCGAAGGTATAGATCAAGCTATTTCCGATGCTTTTATCAATATATCTAACGCAGCTAGGCTTATAGAGACAGCTAAATTAAACCCAGCTCTTAAGAATCATAAAAATAGTTTTCAAAAATTAAAAAATAATCTTAAGAGTATAACGAGCTTATTAGTAGATTTTGACGAGACTGTCGCTATAATAAAGAATAATGAAAAGTAGTTTTGGTAAATTAATATACTCAATATTCTTAACCCTATGCGTAAGCTCGTTAGTAGCTTTAATATTTAAAGATGTATTTTGGAATGTATTCGCAATAGTAACTATATTACAGATTATTAGTTTTGTAATTTTCAATAGGATATATACAAATTGGTTAATATTAGCTCTCGAAAAGAGTAAAGCTGTTCAAGTAAAAGAATTAAATAGAAATTACACTCATGTAGAATGCCCTTGTTCGCAAAAATATAATCAATTAGTAGATATAAGATTCGATACTAAAAATATTTACCAGTGCTTACAATGTAAAAAAGATATATCAGCTACTCCGAGCGTTATTACTGTTAATACATCCGATCCCCTATACTTTGATAAAACGAATGGATAGTTTAAAAGATATTACAACAGAAGTGCCTCCATCCTCACTTCAAAAGCCATTAAAAGACTTACCAATTGGTATAGAAGCTTTATCTGAAGAGTTACTAAAATCACTTACATACGATCAGCGTGATTTATTTAAACAAGGTAGAGCGTTTATAGGTAATAAGCCAACTACTACTATTTCTCTATTAAGAGATTTCCTTTATATGGAAGTAGAACAATTACAATTAACAAAAGAAGTAGATAATGTTGATAGAACTATTAACAGCAAAACTAAAAAAGCGCTAATATCTCAAATTAATAACATTATTAGCATTTTGGAGATGTCGCTTAATAATAAGCCAGATCGTGTATATCTTATGATAGGAATGCTTTTACGTTCTTTATATAAGAAATAGGAACCCTGATATAATTAGAGTATGAAAAATACTAAAGAAGTACATACGATGACAGTAGAAGAGCTTGAACGTGAAAATATTGATTATCTCGCGCGGTTCGCATGCCTATTATATGGGGTAAATGTGGCCGGTGACGCTGCAGATAAAATGGGTTGTAATACCGAGCGTAGTAGCTCATGGATTAAGCCTATTTTCTTTCAGAAGTATATTGATGAGAGATATGGTGATATGAAATATAATATTAATAAATCTTTAAAAGGAGAAGATGATGAAGTTTATTCCTGGTAGTTCATTTATAAACAATACTTCGAAGTTTGGCAAATACTTTCGTCGTGGGCAATCATACGTTTTAAAGAATATTTCACCAAGAGATGGTAAGATGAAATATATCTTTACGAGCGTTGATGGTGATAAAGAGATTGTATTTAATTCAGCTGAAGAAGCGGATAATTTCTTGAGTAACTTCTAGTAATAATCGCCATATATATCAGTATCATTAACACCCATATCAAACACTTCGTTTATACTAGTAGAGTCAGCACTATATTCGCTATAATTTTCTTTCTTAGGTTCAGTTTCAATATTAGCGCCTCCACTTAATCTACCAGCGAACGCATCCTCATATATTTGCTGATTACCTGAAATACTTTCCCCAACAGTACTGAATGGTATACCAGGTTCAAAGCTATAATCATAACGTTTAGCTTTGATTATAAAAACATAGTGACCGGCTAGAGGGTTAATTTGAGATATATCTTCATCTAGCTTTTCAGTAACCTCAAAATACTTTGGCTGCCTATTAGCCGGTCGATCGTCGCCAAATTCTGATAACTGAAATATATCACCTGCTTTAGGCTCGACTATTGAATATTGAGTATCGTATACAGATGATAAACTATCAAATGTAGCTTCGTATGATGAAATATGCACGTAAGCAGTAATTTCATCATCACTTAAGAATCCGTATTTACTTAAAGTAATAGCATTATCATTAAGATTGACTGCTATTACTATATCCCTAGGTTCTGCGAATGTCTTAGTAGGCTCTTCACCGTATATATTATCGGCCGACAGTACGTTAAATGTATTAACAAAATATGAAACTTTAACCCCGTATTGATTTATAACTTCTCTCCACCAGTTACTAAATAGAACGCGTTCTGATTCCTGTACACCCTTATCCGTAAACCTCCAACATGTTTCATCATCTTGAACCAGACCTGGGTAGCAATTATTATCGTAATCTATACTCATTTTTGTAACATAAAGGTGTTAGTTTGCGGATTAAAGAAGAGACGAATACCGGTTTTACCTAAAGTACAGTCCTTATCCTTATGAGGTATAATATTAAAAGTATCTCTTATATACTCTAGATCAGCTGGCGTGCATGCGCAAGTACCTTTATTAGTTTTTAAATTTTCAATTTTTTGATTCTTAGATGCATCAGTCTTAACATAATCAGGTACAAGATTTAAGTGTTTACGTCTATATGATGATTGAGTATCTGTAAACCCATGACCTCTATGTCTATGGTTGGTATGAAACTTTGCAAAACTATCCATAATTATATTTAATCAAAAAAAAGCTGCAACCAATAAAGTTGCAGCTTTTTTAAATTTCTCTTTTAAATCTTAAGCAAACAAGTCGCCGGTCTTGCCAGTTTTTGAACTATGAACTTTGTTTTTCTTTGATGTTAGCTTATGACCAGCTGCATCTGCAAGCGGCTTGCCCTTACCATCTACAGTTGATTTAACTTGGCCTTGAGCTTTACCACCGGAAGCTCTAACACTGCCAACTGTATTTTTACGGCTCATTAATGATTGACCAGCTGAATCAGGTACTTCCTTTAAGTCAGTTGCTTCATCGACTGTATCTTCAAAATCTTCGAAGCCGTCTTCAACTTCATCATCACCTTCGTCATCGAGTTCTTCTTCACCTCCGAGTTGCGCTTGAATCAGATCGCACAATTGTTGTGCCATATCACGGTCAAGTGTCAAAGTAACCTCATCAGTCTCTTCAACGTCGTTAACTTCGTCATCAGTGTCAATACCGAGAGCATCAAGCTCTTCCACGTCTTGGTCACCCATAACATCTTCAAATAATTTATCAAAAACAGATTTCATATTAATATTTATGTTATCTTTATATGTTTTTTCAACTTTTTCATCAAACTTTTCTGAACTATATTTACCGGGAGTGTAAAGATTAGCTTTCTTTTTCTTTTTTGCCATGGTCTTTGGATCAATCGGCTCTTCATAACCATCGACTTCTGTAATATCTGAAGTCTTCTTATTTTGAATATCAGTAGCAGCCTTACTATTTGTACTTACCGAGCCTTTACCAGGCTTTGTACCAAAGCTTTTTATACCACCTCTCATACATGGTGAAGCTTCCTTTGTTGACTCTTTTATAATATTGTTTGAGTATACATTCCATATATCGGTTAGATTATTCTTTTTTGACATCTAAATATTTAATACATAATGACAAAAAATAAACAAAATTATATGAATAACCCAAATCTACCAGCGGTAGGTGCGGAATTTGAATATACATCAGCGCAAATAAAGCACCTTCAAAAAGCTGCGAAGAACTTATTATATTTTGCTGAAAACTTTTTTTATATTATATCCTTAGATGATGGTAAACAAAAAATTAAATTACATTTACCTCAAAAGCGCGCTTTACGTAAAATGCGCGATAATAGATTCTTTATATTATTAGCATCGCGACAAATTGGTAAGACTACAATGATGACAATCTATGCTTTATGGATTGCTTGCTTTAATGATGATCAAAAGATTCTTATCGTAGCTAATAAAGAGGGGACTGCTATTGAAATAATGCAACGTATACGAATGGCTTATGAAGAGTTACCCAATTGGTTAAAGCCTGGGGTAAAGGAATACGGTAAGACATCGGTAACGCTAGCCAATGGTACAAGAATCGGTATATCAACTACAACGGGTACAGCAGCTCGTGGTCAATCTGTCAACTGCCTTATATTAGACGAGCTAGCTTTTATTGAGCCACATTTAGTAGAAGAGTTTTGGAAATCGGTATACCCTATTGTTTCAGCTTCTAAGAAGTCTAAAATTTTTATAGCTTCAACTGCAAATGGTACCGGTAACTTATTTCATAAGATATATTCTGGAGCTGATTCCGGGGAGACGAACTGGGCATGTGATAAAATCTTATGGAACGAGATACCTGGTAGAGATGAGCGATGGAAGAATGATACTATAGCGTCAATTGGAAGCGCCGAAGCTTGGTCGCAAGAATTTGAATGTAATTTTATAGACTCAGGAGAAAGCTCATTAAATGAAGAGCTATTTATAAGGTTAATGCAAAAGACGCAAGAGCCTAAATTTATATTTGATGAAGGTAAGTATTTGCTGTGGGATGAACCAAACGCAGAGGGAGTTTATATAGTTAGTGTTGATACAGCTGAAGGAGTGGGGGCTGACTATTCCGTAGTGCAGATATTTGACTATAGAGACCTTACATCTATTAAACAAGTAGCTACATATTGCGATAATACGATATCACCTTATAATTTTACCGAAAAGGTGTATGAGATACTACAACACTGGGGCAACCCGCTAGTATGTATAGAAAGAAATAACTGCGGGGCACAAGTAGTTGATAATTTAAGTAAGCATCACGGTTATGAAAATATTGTATCGTGGGGTGCGTCTACTGCAGGTCGATCTAAGGGTCAATTAGGAGTGGTGGCTCATACTAATACAAAGCATAAAGGTATAACGAACATGAGATATTGGGTAAATGAGCTAGAAAGCGTAGATATACGAGATGTTAATCTTGTAAAGGAGCTAAGAGACTTTGTTAGATATCCGAACGGTACATGGGCAGCTAAGAGAGGTGCTGGCAATCATGACGATAGAGTGATGTCGATGATATGGAATTTAATTATATTAGAAGATGAGGTAGTTAAGAGGCATTTTGAGGTCGTTCGGTTGGATAAGAATAATAAGCCATTACAAATTAAGCAATTCGACTTTGGGATTAAATATTTTATGAACCCTACATCAATTTATAGTAATGAGAGAGAGGATAGCTTTGATAATACACCACCGGTGCTTATTGGAAATGCGATGAATCAATCTTCAGATATAGACCAGCTAACGGAAATGGGATTTTCACCTTTACAATAATTATTATGTCACTAAACCAATCACAGTTAAATAAGAGTAGATTAGATAAATTTCTAATGGTTATCAATCTACCAGACCCTTTAAAAAATATTAATACCACTGATCTAGCCGCTCATACAGATAAAAAGGTAAATGAAAATTCACTACAGTTCTCAGTTTACGGTGCAGTAATTCCAAGTATACAGGTACCTGCGATTACTCAACAATACGCTGGTCAGTCATATAAAGTATCTACCAATACGAGACCGCCATACGAGAACGTATCAGTTAATTTTACTATTGATAGTAGGTTTAATAATTACTGGGTACTATATAAATGGTTAGATTTACTTAATAATGATAGAGCATCTACATTCGATACAGACGACTTGTCAAAAACTCCTAAGGTAAGTCCGTCAAGTAGAAACACAAATAAATCTTCGAATCCCCCATCGTTATATCAAGCCGATATAACATTATATGCTAAGGACGAATTTGATCAAAATGTTGTTAAATTTCTTTATACTAAAGCATTTCCAGTGAGTTTAGGTTCTATTGATTATAATTATAGAACAGAAGGTGAGATAGAAACTACATTCGAATTTGCATTCTCTCAGTTAATAGTCGATTTATTATAATTTTTTATCCGAAATATCTTAAATAATATTATGGGACGTACAATTCAATCACCAGGTGTAGAAATTAATGAAATAGATTTAAGCTTAAGACCTAATTTAGCTACAGGTACAACTGTATTAGCTACTGGGTTCGCTGACAAAGGGCCAGCAGACGAAGTTATTCAAGTAACGAGCTTGAGTGAATTCGAGCAAATTTACGGAGTACCTACAACTCCAGCGGAAAGATATTTCTATCATACGGTAAGACCGTTATTTAATTCACAAGCTAACATATTAACATATCGCCTACCGTATGGTTCGGATCAAGGTACCGGCTTTGGAAATAACTACGGAGCATTAGCATATCCTGTAGCGCCTGTCGCTCTTTCTGCTATTGACTCATCATTATCTGGTATAGCACTTAGTACCTTTGAACAACCTCTTTCAAGTAATGGTGACGCCATTCCGGTTATATATGTTGTTGGTAAGCCAGTACACTACGAACTTACAGAGACAGAGTATAATAACATTCTCAAAGGCGAGACCTTTTCATGGTCTTCTACGCCAGCTGTGTCATCTGCTCAGCTAAGTGCAATATCTTCACTACAAAACGCTGGTATTATTGTTCTTAATAAGGGCCAGACAACTGTTAATAATAAATTTGAAGGGTTCTACTTCGGTATGATAGATAACTCTAACATTAATGATGTTACAGATTATGACGGTATTAAAACTGCAGAAACAATTACTAGTAATACTACTGTATTAACTAGCGACTATATTAGGTTGCCAGAGCCTAGGCTTTCATTTGCTCTATCTGCAGAAAATAACGCGCTTACTAATACTTTCGGTCAAGAGTCAGATAGTATTTCCGAAATAATGGAAAATCTCGTACCATACGACCTATCACCGGCTGTTTTCAACGATACTATTTCAATAGGAGTGTTTAGATTAAGACAATCTGTATTTGCATCTGATGTAATTAAGCTTAATTACAGCTTAGCAGAAAGTTATGTAGGTTCTCTTGATTATCATCGCCAGCAGCAATCACAAACTGGTGGATCTGCTCAGAGCTTCTTTATAGGTACAAAAGAAGATCAATCTCCTAATATTACGATAATGGTAAACGATTACCTTTCTCGTAAGAACGGCGTCACTTGGAGAGATATTGACGGTAATCCAGTTAATCAGGTTAGACTAGCAAGAGGGCTCGATTCGTCGTCATGGTCGAATCTATCTTCTTCATATATACCAGAACCTTATCGCGATATTACCATTCATCGCAGCGTTTCAGCTGCAGTTATTCAAGCTGAAACTCATCTAGGAGATGCTAATAGCTTATTTACAATCGGTTCGTATTCATCTTCAAACTTAAAGGGTAAAGAAAAAGAGCTAGGCTCGATTCCTAAAAAGATTGATAGGTTACTCGATACTGTTGAAAATCCGGATATTTTTGATATTGACATTACTGTTGAAGGCGGTCTAGGTACTATTAACGGAGCTCGCGAGGAAAATGGGGATGAAAAATATTTCGATGATACGTCGTTTATTGAAATGTCGTCATACTATACTTCAGATCCAACAACTATTAGTAATACTACATATAGAGATAACTGGAAGACGATCTACAACAGGTTTAATGACTTCGCGGAAAAGAGAAGAAAGGATCACCTGTTTATTGCCGATCTGCCAAGACCGATATTTGTACAAGGTGCTAACTTTAAAACATTAATGGATCCGGAGAAGAACTTCTCGTTAAATATAACAGGAGCTATTAAATCGTTTACATCTATCTTAAATTCAAGCTACTCTACTACTTATGCATGCTGGACTAAGGTATATGACGCTGTTCTTGACGATCAGACCTGGGTACCTTTCTCTGGTACTGCTGCTGAGATAATGGCAAATACAGATGCTAACTTCCAGCCATGGTTTGCACCAGCTGGCTTTACTAGAGGTAGAGTTGGTAGTGTTAATGATATTGTTTTATATCCAAAGCAGAAGCAAAGAGATCAGCTATATAAGAACTCCGTTAATCCTGTAGCATTCTTCCCTGGTGATGGCTTCGTAGTATTCGGGCAAAAGACATTACAATCAGCTCCAACTGCATTCGATAGAATTAATGTACGTCGCTTGTTCTTGAACTTAGAGAAGTCTACACGCGAGACTGTTAAGTACTTCGTCTTTGAACCGAATACTCTTCTTACTAGAACTCGTATTATTAATACTCTTACGCCTATATTCGAGCGCGCCAAAAATACAGAAGGTGTTTATGATTACTTGATCGTCTGCGACGAAAGAAATAACACTCCAGATGTTATCGATCAAAACGAGCTTGTAGTAGACATATACTTAAAACCAGTACGTGCTGCAGAATTCATTCTTGTCAACTTTTATGCGACAAGAACCGGGACAGACTTCAACGAAATCGTTGGATAATTTTAATCCTTAACAAACTAAGCCGGTCTGAGGATCGGCTTTTTTTTGAACTCATATAAAAAACAACTAATCTAGATTAAATAATTACATGGCAGACGTTAAACAAACGATACAAGATTTTTATACCCAGGCTCAAGTAAAAGACTTTGCAAGAAACAATCTTTTCAGAGTTTTAAATATTGACTTTGGGGATGGCAGTGATGTTACTATAGGTGAAGAGGATTTAGTCTATGTTACTACATCAACACTACCTGGCAAGACAATTCAAGATGTTGCAGTTCCTTATATGGGATTAGAGTTTCATGTACCTGGCACCGTTAAATATAATGGATCTGAGGGATATTCTCTTAGCTTTAGAGCTGATGAATCATATAACTTATATGATAAGTTCCAACAAGTAATTAATGACACCTTCGATGATTCTAATTCTACTGGTAATTACTTTACTCCTAAAGCTAGCTCAGTTATTGATTTAGTTCAGTTAGATAAACAGCTTGATAAAATTTCCCAATACCAATTAGTTGGATGTAGTATTAGAAGTATCGGCGACTTATCATACGATGCGACCGCTTCTGGAGAAGTTCAGACATTCACTGTAACCATAGCTTACCACTACTATAGGAAGACATCTTAAATTTTAATTAATTTTACTTAAAAGCCGTATCGTTTGATACGGCTTTTTTTTGCTTAAATATTATATATGGGTATATTAAACGCAGCTAATGACGCTATACAGGGAGTATCAAATCTTACTAAAGGTGCTTTAGGTGGTACTCTTGCGCAACCAAATGTAAGTCTATTCGGTACAAATATACCAGGCGTACCTTTAGTAAGCTTTAGAAACTACTTTATTCAGTCTATGTCGACGTGGATTGGCGCTATACCTTTAAGGACACAATGGGTAGTTTTATTTGATAGTTTCCCGATTGGTTTAAATTCTGATATAATAAGAGGCCTAGAGCCTGTTCAAGGCGATAAAAAGGGGTTTGATATAGATAAGGCAAAAGCCTTTGTAACTTCATACCCAGCTCAAGGAATAGTAGGGTGTATTTTCGCGCAAGGAGCTAATATACCAGATGACACATCACCAACTTCTGTAGCCAGTATTCCAAATAATCGTGGATTTATACCAGGGGTAATTTCTGGCAAGCGCGAGTCGTTTGGACCGCTTACTCTACAATTTAGAGAGACTAATACGTCCTTTATTGATAGCGTTATTAGACCATGGGTTATATTAGGGAGTCATGCAGGTATGGTAGCTAGGGATGAAAATAATAAACCGGAGCTGAGCCCTAAATCTAATATCACTATAGTTCAGTATACTAGATCATATCAAAATATATCGCAAATTCCGAGAAAGGTGTGGCAGTTTTATAACTGTGTACCAACTGGCGTCGGTACTAGAAACTTAACATATGATTCAGAGAGTATGGAGCAATACACTACAAACTGGAGCTATTCTCACTATAACGTTAGCGATAACTTATATTTGCCTTTACCGGACTTGATAGATAAATTATTTTAATGATTGATAATTTAATACCGGTGCAGCTAACACGCGGTACTATATATTTTAGGGAGCCTTCATTCCATGAATATAAAAATATATGTAAAATATTAATATCTAGCGATACTGCTGGTATAAACAATTGTTTTAATAATGTACTGAATAGTCTTATAGTAGATAAGCGACCTTTAAACATAATTGATAAATTTAAATGTTTACTAGCTATTAGAAATACAATTCATGGTAATGATATAGCTGTTGAAATTAAAGGTAAAAAAATAAACCATGATCTATCATTAATATTAGATATGCCATTTGATGATATTACGTTTAAGTTTAAAGATTTGACATTTGCTAGCCCTACCGATTTTTTTACCGATAGTTATGATGAGTTAATTGCGCAGTGTCTAGTTAAAGTGAGAGATATCGATGTTACCGGCCTAACTATAGCTAATAAAATAGATATTATAAATGAAGTAACCTTACCGCTTACGTTAATATATAAAAAAATAACCGAAAACTTCGCAACCAGGAGTTTTACATTCTATAAAGATGTCGATCTTAATATATATGATTCAGTTAATATATTAGCATTTTTAAGAAATATATTTCAGGAAAATTTATTAGATATATATAATTTTGAATATGCATGCATGCGTAATCTTAATTTAAAATCTGTAGACTTTAATACATATACGTACCCTGAACTTAAGATATTTATTAATTACCTAAACAAAGAAAATAGTGAGCACGATAAATCTATGTCAGATAAGTAGTTGTTATTATAAAAACTTAATATAAATATCTTTATGTCTGATAATAAATTTAATGATATCTTAAATGAAATTAAAGTTAATAGAACCGCTTTAAGTGTATATATCCCGTCAAAGCAAGCAGAAGTAGAGTTATTACCTCTTACACTAGCTCAGCAAAAATTAATTATTGAAACTACATCAGATACAACTCTCGGTGTTTTGTTTTTTAATAATATATTTTATAAAATATTAAAGGAAAATATTAAAGGTGATATTAAAGAGTTAACGACAATAGATAGAGTTAATCTAACGCTAGCGTTAAGGCAGCATTTAGAGGATATTGTAGAGTTTGAGGATATTAAGATATCTATAACAGAGATTCTTGAGAAAAATAAATCTATTATTAATAATATAGAGTCAGCCACTATAACTTCAGGTGATTTTACCTTTGAGATTCAAGCCCCGAATCTAGATATTGATAATTTTATTAATACTCACTTACTAAACAAATATAAGAACGTTTCATTCGATGATCATAAATTAAAGAATCTTATAAGTGACTTATATGTATACGAGATTTTAAAATTCATCAAAACTATTAAGATAAACGATACAGAAATATCATTACATAGCGAATTAGTTAAAAGCGCCAGTGTTATAGAGAGTATAGACACAAAACACTTTAAATCAATTACCGATTACATTAATGATGTTCGCGATGCAGAGGCGAAATATACTAAATGCATTAAGAGTGAAAAATCTATAGATATTACTCCTGACTTGTTTATACTCTGAGTTAGCTATTAAATAATAGTATGGCTGACACTACTATAGGTGATGCATTACTATTATTATCAAAAGTATCCTCATCAACAGATAAAAGACTATCTTTACTTGAGAAGGTAATAGGTAAGTCCGCGGTACCCGCGTCGAATCTGAAAGATTCAAATAAAAAACCGCGGTCAGTTGTTGAAAAACCAAAATCGGTGATAGTTACTGATTTTGGTAAAAAGGCAGAGAGTGATCTAAAGGTACTTCAAGATAAAGATGGCGGAGAAGGTAAGGAGGAAAAGCCAGGTAAGGACGGTGGAGGTATGAGTTTTATTAAAAAGCTTATAGGCCCTGCATTATTAGTATTAGGTGGTTTAGCAGCTCTCGTAACAGGCTTAATGTCTGACGGTCCGTTAAAGGGGCTTTTGAATATATTATCAAAAGGTGGTATTATCGGAGGAATTAAACTATTTAAAAGTATGGCGGTTAAGCAAGTAGGTAAGTTTACCACTCTATTTGCTAAAATATTACCTAAAAACATGTTTGGTAGTTTAATTAAAAGCGCAAAAGGGTTCCTAGGTAGTATAACTAAGTTTTTATTGAAGCCATTTGCTAAATTAGGCGGCAAAGCAGCCGGTAAGGGTATATTTGGCACCATTGGTAAGCTTTTCGGTAAATTTATAAAGCCAATCTTAGGTAAACTACCCGGGATTGGTACCCTAATATCATTCGGGTTTGCGTTTAGTAGATTCAAAAAGGGCGATCTTATAGGCGGGTTAATTGATGTAGCGTCTGGTATCGCGGCGATGGTACCTGGTGTAGGAACTGGTATATCAATTGGTTTAGATGTTCTTAACGCATTTTTAGATGTTAAAAAAGGCGGTAAGGATGAGAAGGTTGAACCGAAAGGTTCTGGATTTAAGCTTAGCGACTTTTTCGGTAAGATAAAAGATAAGATAATGAATAATTTCCCAGTTAAAAATTTAGTACAATTCTGGGACGGCGCTAAAATGGTATTTAGCGGTGATATTAAAGGAGGTTTAACAGAAATGGCTTACGCTATACCGTTTATGAAACCTTTAGCTAATTTCTTATTCAGCGAAAAAGAGGAAGTTAATGAAGAAACAGGAGAGGTTACAAGTACTACAATGTTTGCAAAGATAAAGGAAGTAGTAATGAATAACTACCCTATTAAAAATTTAATGCAAATGTGGAGTGGTATTAAGAAAGTAACTAGCGGTAATTATAAAGAAGGTTTTACTGAAATGGCTTATGCTATACCGTTTATGAAACCTTTAGCTAATTTCTTATTCGGTGAACGTGAAGAAGTTAATGAAGAAACAGGAGAGGTTACAAAAAAGGAAAGTTTATTTTCTGGTATTAAGACTGCAGTCATGAGTAAGTTGAAGACTTTCTGGAAAAAAGCTCCTAGATGGTTAAAGTGGGGCGCTAAAAAGGTATTACCCGATAATATTATTAGTGTGTTAGAATCTGAAGGCGAGGCTGCACCAGAAGACCCTACTGAAGCTGAAGCTGGAGCTGCAATGTCAGCCGAAGCAGCAAGCGGGGGTTCAAAAACCGGGTCATCAAATGTCAGTAATTCGACTGAGGGTTCAAAAACAGCGGCATCGATTGGCGACAAGCAGAGATCAAATTTACTTGCTATGACGAGGCAATCTAACACCGTGCTTCAAAATTTAGATAAATCTAATAGAGCTCTTCTAGAGATGCAAGTCGAGTTATTAAATGAAAATATAGCTATACTGAGAGAAATAGCGCAAAAGACAGGTGGCAGTGCTAATATTGTCACAAATAACACCACATCAGTAACTAACATGAACAATCAGCGAAGTTTGAGAGATGTTCAAGAGATGTATACTTAATAAATAATAGTATATGAGTAATCTTTGGAATTTACAGTTTGGTGGTACCACTTCTCTACCTATACTAACAAGAGGTGATAGTAGATTAACTGATTCGACTACTGATATGAAGGATCTTACGAATTTTGGAGTATACGGGGATCAATCCGCTCAAATAAAGGATCCTATTAATATAGTAACGGATTTTCCATGGACAAATAGCCCTAAAGGTTCTCGTGACGATGTACCTAAGTTACAGATGATAGAGCAAAGAATAGTTTTAAACTCAACTGTTTCAAACATGATATATTCAACTTTAGCTACTGCTGATAATATATCATCCCTCAGTAACACAGCTGCTGGAGTAGGTACTAGAATAGGAGGATTTTTTAGTGACGACGAAGCAACCTCTACAGATAGCGGAGACTCTCAAGATAGTAGTATTGCCAATGAAGAGGAGGCGTCAAATAGATCAGCATTAAAGGACGCATTTAACCGAGCATTGCAAGGTGGCTTCTTTAAAACATTTAATAGTGATGTACTAAAGCCGTACGACGCATTATATGCAACTGAATATACTGGGTTTAATTATTATTTCCCCTACTTAGAGGACTCCTACAGAGAGATTACCAACCAATTCGGCGCCGGCGAATCGAACGCTCTGACACCTATAGCTGAGCTCGCGAGCTCAGCAGCAAACTTTTCAAATATATTAAATGTAGTAAAGCCGGGTACTTATATTGAAAAATCTAAACAATATACAATGGGCGATAAAGGTCGATCGTTAACGTTTACTGTACCTTTACTTAATACCGGTACGTTTGATGATGTTAGACGTAACTGGCAGCTTATTTTTGGGATTGTATACCAAAATCGACCTGGTAGAGTTAGTAAGAGTATTATAGATCAGCCAGTTATTTATGAAATACATCTACCAGGAGTTGCGTATATGCCATATGCTTTTATATCAAATATGTCGGTTAAATTCCTGGGTAATAGACGCGAGATGGAGTTAGATGTGCCTATTATGAATGAAGGAGTGCAGGGTGGGTTAGCTAATAATATTGGTAAAATACGTACAGTTATACCAGATGCATATGAATTATCTATAACTGTTGAAGGCCTTAACGAAGAAACTAGAAACTTTCTATATGCTAGTGTTAAAAAAGATAAATTGACAGTTAATAAGCCTATATAGTCATAACGTAAAAATAGTATAAATAATAGTATGGAAGGTAAATATCAAAATGATATAAGAATACTACCTGAGCTTGAGCTCTATAGGTATGAAAATATCTTTAAACTATATCAACGTGGGGAGAATAATTATTTCTTTTATAATATTTTAAAGAAACTTAAACTACCAGAAGATATAAATGAAGATGTTTTCGATTATATTAAATACACAACTGCCTTGCCTCTAACTACATTAAGTTATAGAATATACGGTACTACTTATTTATGGTGGTTGATATTAATTGTTAATAATATTAAAAACCCGATTGCTATTGAATCCGGTACTAGGATTAAGTATATTAAAAAAGCATTTCTCAAGATAGTACTACAAAGTATTACAGATCAATTGCAATGAGGTATAATGAAGAAACAGTGTATGAAGAGAGATTTACATATATTATCGACAATGAAAAATATATTTTTAAAGCTACTCTTTTTAATCCTGATGGTGATTTATTGACACTTACAAAAAGTTCAGTCTTAGAATTAAATATCTTTGATAGTATTTTTGAGCCATGGCTTAAGGGTTCTATTATATTAGATAATACTGAAGATGCTTTGGAAAGATTCGTAACCCCGCCTGGAGATACTGAATTTAACTCAAATACACCGAAAGCAAAGGGATACACAGTAAGAGGCGACGGTCGTGATGTATTAAAAATCGAAATTATACCATTAGATGGCAATAAATCTGATTATAATAGTAGCGATGAGAGTTATAATAAAATATTTGCACTTAAATATATATTCTGCTTGGAAGATGAGCAGGCTATGGAATATAATGAAAAATCTGCAAAAAAATATAGTATTATAGATTATGATTTAGAAATCATGAAAGAGAGAAAGATTTTCTTTACAAGCTCTGACGTTTTATCAGAAAATACAGGGCAAGTAACACAGCTCAGTAATAAAGACCGCGAAGCATATACAGGCGAGTGTATGAAGTATATTATAAAGAAGGCTCTTAACGATAAAGTTGCTATTCTTACTACTCAGGACGTCGATACTGGTAATGAAAGTACACCGTTTTTTGAAAGCGGTATATCTAAGATATTCTACTCATCACCTGCTGTAAATAATACTCTTGAAGATTTAACATATATATTAAAGCGGCATGTAAGTAGTGGTACTAAAAATGATTTTAGTTTTTTAAAAAAAGAAAACTATACTGGTGAGTATATATTAGAGGGGGCATTTGATATCTTTAAAAAGGCGTATAATCCGAATACAGGTCAGACTGGCGCGCGATTTTTAGAGAATTTTACGATAACCGGGGCTAGTCGCGAATCTAGTAGTATTATTGAGAATGAGCAAAAAAAGCCAGATAATGCTTTAGAGTTCGGTGAAAAAAGCGAGATATTGGATTATAAATTCTTTAATACCTCATCACGAATTCGTAGAGATGCGATTAAATCATATATCACCCATTCATACGATTTTAACAAAAAGGAGTTTAATATTGATATGGTTGACGGTAATATTGAAAATGTTAAAGACGTGTTTGCGAGTAATTATGTATCAGTAATGAAAGGTAAAGATAAGAACCCGACTCCAAATCTTATTATAAACGGCATGCAACGTAATAATTTATCATATGAAAATGTATTTTCTGAATATGGTGACAACTCAATTATTAGAAAAAGCTACGGAGTGAATAAGTTACTAAAAAATGCGCTAGTAACAAATATGGGAGTTGAGATTACAGTTAAAGGTCAATTACAGCGTAAATCTGGTAGATTCTTTAGTATCGATAGAGCCGGTGATTATATTGATAATCACTTCGATAATAAATTATTAGGTATCTATTTTATTCTCGACGTACAGCATTTATTTATCGACGATACGAAATATCTTAACAAGCTTATTGCGATAAAAACATATCATTTTGATAATCCAAATTATAAGGAGGATTTATTATGAGTAATAAAGTTACATTACTACCAGATTATATAGATATTACTCAGCTACCTAGTGTCGAGTTCTATAATAATGCTACAAACTTAATGTCCGCGTTTAGTACATATACAGGTGAACTTAGTGTTTGTATTGATTTTGAGAAAAGTAAAGTTAGTAGTAATGTTATAGCCAGCACTTCGAGCTTATATAAGAAGCTAAATGAAAATAGCTTTAATATACAAGCTGGTGATACAGCATACCAGTTTGATGATATTTTTAAGCTATTCTATATAGAAAAGTTTCAAAGTCTGACAGACAATATAAAAACATTATTAACTAGCTCCTTTTCTGGTAGTAATATTTTCTTTAACAATTATAGTGATGATACAGGAAATATTACCAATATAACAAGTATCATTGATAATAATACATCTCCTTATTTCGATAGAGATGATGCTCTATTTAACTCTCCAAATAGTGTAGCAGCGTCATTGTATAATAAAATATCTGTTAATGAATTAACTACCAGTATTAATATGAATATCTTAACTGATGCTGTCTTAAAGACAAATATAAAAGGTCTTCAGAGCAACGTTACAGTAAATACAGCTAAAACTGCTCATGGTGAAAATTTAGTTACTGACAATTTATATGTCGATAGAGTGTTTAAATACGCCGATACTATTAATAGTCAGTTAAAAAATATAATAGGGGATATGGCCGACTTTATTAAATTCTTTAAAGGGGTTAACTATCGTGATCAGGATGAGAGTAGACAGGCTTTATTTTTAAAATATAAGCTTAATGTAGAGGGTATAGAAGTTGAAATTGATATTCTTAAAAATAAGCTCGATAAATCGATTCCAAATACTCTAGTATCTCAGAGCGAAGAGGATGTAACACCTACTCGAGTAGAAACCGCAGTCGATACAGTTATTTTATAGATTAACTATCTGTAACATCTGCGTCAATTATTTGAGCGTCGCCGATTAACTGTTTCATTAATTCTTCTCGGTTTAATAGTAATTTAGTTTCAGTATCTTGCTGTTGTAAAGCTTTTTTACTTTCAATATCCATTACCTTAAGCTCTTTTGTCGACTTAGCCTTTTGATCGGAAATATGAATCTTATTAAGTGTTTCAATTGCAGCTGCAGCAGCTCCTACTAGTTTACTTAAACTCTCAACATCTTTAGCATCAGGAGCAGATGTAATAAATTGCTTTACATCTTCAACGTAATCCACACTACCTTTAATTAACTTACCAGAGTACTGTAAGAGGAAATTTTCTAAATCTTCTTTTTCGAGTTTAAAGTCATCTTGTTTTTCTATATCTCTACCTACCTGGTTAGATGATTGTAGTTGTGAGAGTAAATCGTCAATTGAATCAGTCATATCGTCATCCATATAGACTATTTATTAATATAGTTGAAAAGTTAAACTATATTAAATATAATATATAATGTTTAAGTTATAAATTTAAGAAAGGTGATAAAGTAGCTCAGATCAAGATTGAGAAGAATTATGATACTACCGTTGAATGGGCTGATGAAGTCGAGGTAGCTGAACGAGGTGAAGGTGGATTCGGATCAAC